CGGACGTTTGACCCCTGGAACGGGGCTTATTACATCTGCTGGAAGCCTGATGTGAGCATGTGGTTTCAGGATCGGAAGGCGATGCTGAAATTTATTTCATGGCCACCGAAGACACCAACTGGTGATCGGTTGCGTGAATGGCTGAATGGTTTCGAGTCAGACGCTCCAACAAAGGAAGCGACCAAGCTTGAGGTGTTGAGTGCTGAGGTGAAAGCGACAGGATTTGGTCCTGAGTGCCATTTAGACGAAAGTGATCCAAACTATGCGACAAAGACGATCATCTGATGCGCCTGATTATCGACACCATGGCGATTTGCGGTTTCGCCTTGTCTGCTTCGCTAACTGCTGGTCTGATCATTTCGTACACGCAGTTCGACTCAATGAAACAGAAGACCATTGAGAGGTTGACTGGTCAGATCACTGGAGCGGTGACGGACAAGTTGACTGGCGAGCTGGATGGGAAGTTTGACGGCATGATTAAAGGGTTGCCGACCCAAACGGGTCCTGCTGTTCCCTTTGCGAAGCCATGACCACTAAGGAAGGATTGTGGTACGACCCAGTGAACGGGTTGTATGGGTATGACGCTGACTACCTACCAGACATTATTTGTGAGTTGCTGGAAGGATGCCTGAAATCGGGACAGTCACCATCGAACCTGTATCACTTCCAGCGATCCCCGGAATACCGCCGATTGGAGCTTTGCCGGACGCGCCCCCTGTCACCCTTGAACTAGGGGTTCCAGTTGTCCAGATGCCTGGTTGCGTACCAGTGCATCCTGACGCCAAGTTAAATCCAAGTTTGTTGCAGGATGACCCTGGGAGGGTTGGGATGTTTTGCCCTGACGGGCAAATCCCGCATTTCAACCCATTGGATTACACGCCTGCGGAGTATGTACCGATTCAACAGGAGAAGCCTCGACGAGGGGATGATTCCAAGGATGAGGAATCGAAAGCCCCTGAGCGTCCAGCAGTCCCGAAGTTACCTGAATCAAATGCGCCGACATCTGAGACGACAACGGCAGCACCAGCAGAGAAGCCATTTATCGAGAAGGCAGTCGATGGACTCCCTTCAGTCGAGGCAGTGGTTACGACTACCACGATTGCCGTGGTGGCTACGACTTCTGCCTTGGTGGCCAAACCACTGGCGGATTTGGTCTTAAAGCTGATCAAACCTACGGTGAAGAAGGTTGTGAAAAAGGTTTCACAGGTAAGGGGACGGCCTGTGAGGGTTGAGTCTTTACTGGAGCGGAGGTTGGCTCAGCGGGACCGGAATCGGGCTGTACGCGCTTTGCGTCGGGCTTTGAAACCGTAATTTTGTGGATATGTGGCAGGACCTGTCCTGGTTTGGGGGTGAGGGTTACGTCAGAGCAGATGACGTAAAACTTGGACTGTGGGTGGAACGTAATGCCTTTTTGAGCGAGTTCACCGCAATGGCGTAGGCGACTTAGTTCAAAGTCGAGGCGTTTGTTAGCGAGGATTTGCTGCTGGAGCGCAGTTTCAGTGTCTACAGCGCTTTTGCAGCGATCTTGCAGTCCACGATCCAGGGGGATGGATACAGTGGCACTAACGCCCCAATTCCAACTGTGATTATTTTTCTGACCAGTTGGCATTTGTTGGTAGTAGAGGATCTTTCCTGGATTGTCAGGCACCCCGTTTTCATCTGCGTCGGTGGGATCGTAATAAGGAGTGCTGGTGTAGGACTTGAAGGGCTCGGCGTAGGTCAGGCTTTTGGTGAGAAATGGAGAGATGCTTAGGGATGGACCTTGACACTGCAAACCCTGAGAATATCGGTTAGTTGCATAAGGGCCTGTGAGCATCTGGATCGCCTGGTTAGTGACGCTTCCAGTGCTGTTAGCTACGGGGCTAGCAGTAGCGTTTGCTTGTGCGATAGCCGCTGTCGGCATCAGCAAGCTTACTGACCAAAGACAGAAGTAGTATCCGTAACGCTTGTAACTTCGGTGGTTCTGGTTATATCGGTCACGGCTGTAACACCAGGCCCGTTGTAGGTTTCGGTGAATTGGATGGCCTCTCCAGGATTGACGATGGTCCAAGTTGGCTTTTGTTCGAGGTCTAAACCAGTCCATGAAGATGTGACGCCCTCAACCATTTGAGTTTGGGTTGGGGTTGGGTTAGGTGTGATGCCACCCAAGCCTGAGTTTTGGATGTTAGTGCCAGAGGCACTGTATGTGTAACCAGTGGCGAAGTTAACGCTTTTAATAGTCTCTGTGATTTTGGTGACGCTTTCTGTGTGGGACGTAGTGGTTCCTGTTTTGAAGGAAGGAACTATTGGCGCAGCAAAAGAAGGACCTGCAAACAGCAGGAGGAAGGTAAGCCACTTCATGATTACTTGATAGTGAGTTCAGTGACCATTTGACCAACAGCGCTTGTACCAGCGCCACCAGCTGTGATCGTCATGGTGTGATCACTGGACAGGGTGCCAGCGAGGGAACCAGCGACGCCACCTGAAGTTGTAGTGGTGTCACCAAGCATTGGAAGGGAGCCGACGACACCAGAAGTGACTGTGGTTGCTGATGGGACGTTATCGCCTTCGTTAAAGGATTCAGTGAAGGAGAAAGCGTCGCCTGCAGTTGTAATGCTGTAGGAAGCTGGTGTGTAACCAACTGCCGAACCAGAAGTCAAAGATCCAAGGCCACCTGCTGTGTCGAGGGTCACATTGGAACCACTAACGGAATAGCTAGAGCCAATTTTGGTGACAGCGCTAGCCGCTCCATCAACAGTCAGTGAAATGCTGGACTGGATTTTATGGGTGATGTCAGCTTTTGCTGGTGCGGTTAGCAGAGCAAACGCCAAGAGAAGTAGAGCTTTCATCAAACCTTGGGTTTGTCAGACGTTTGCTTAATGGTAGGTGGTTCTTTCTTTTGAGCGCCATTGCCTTTTCTTTCAATCCCAAAGCCTGCCATCGCACCAGTGAGGAGGGAAGCGACGAAGGTGCTGTCCATTTTCATTCCTGGGATGATGTTGAGATAGGAGACGGTCAGGAGGGTTGCTGACCAGCCGAGGACCATGACGCGGACAACATCGGCAATTCCGATGCCATGTTGTTCCTGTTGGTCTTGAGTTTCCTTAGGCTCAGCCATGATGGGTAGAGTTTTGGCTTGAGATGGTTGAGGTAGCGGCAGCTATCGCTGGGGCGGCGATCTCTGCGACGTTCCTTGGTGTCAATTCCCATAACAGACGAACGTCTGAGGGGAGGGACTGCCTTATCAGGCTAAGCACCAGCGTCGATAACGTTGCGAACAGGTTGGAGGAGTTGCATAACGACCTGAGATCAGAGCGAGTGGAGATTTTTGCGAGGTTGAGCGCAGCGGAGCAAAAAATTGCACGGCTTGAAGGCCAGGCAAATCATCCTTAAGCTGAGTGCAAGTTTTAGGACCTCACCGTGATTGCACTGGTACGGCCAATTTTGTTTGCGTTTTTGCAGTCGAAGGCTGTGAAGAAGCTGATTGTTGACCTGTTGAAGGCGTTGGCAAAGACGACGGACAACACAGTTGATGATCAGGCTGTGGCATTCATCGAGAAGAACCTGTTTCCAGGTAAGCCCTGATCAATGCTGTTCGATTGGCTGATTCCGACAGTTATGCGCCTGGAAGCATTTTTCAGCAATTTTGACGGGAGTCCGCACCAGAGAGCAGCAATTCAGCAGTTAGCGGAGGACATGCCGCCTGAACTGTTGAGTCCTAGTGCTGAGTGGTTTCAAATTTGGAAGGCAGGCGGCAAGATTGTGCCGTTTGGGGTGCCTTATTTGAACCAAATGGATTTAGAGGATGGGGAGGATAAGTGTTTTACTACTGCGATGGCGATGCTTGCGAAGCATTATGGAGCCGTTGAAACGCAGGAGGAATATGACGAAATTCGAAAGCTTTATGGCGATACAACGGTTGCTTATTCGCACATCAAGGCGTTAGAGCACGTTGGATTGCGTCCTGATTTTGTTCAGAACGGGACGTTGGATTTGATTGAAGCGGAGATCGATGCAGGGCGTCCAGTGGGTGTTGGATGGCTGCATCGAGGTGATTTAAGCCGTGGCGAACCAGCACAAGGATTTGGCCACTGGTCAGTGGTGATCGGCTATACGGAGAATTTTTTGATCATGCACGACCCAAGGGGTGAGTATGACCTGGAGCGTGGGGTATTAAAGCAAGGGAAGAGTGGCAAGACGGTTTACTACCCGAGGACTACGTTCCAGACGCGATGGGCCGTTGAGGGTGGAGGGAGTGGTTGGGCGATGTTGGTTGATCCGTTCCCGCCGATGATGCAATTTGACAATTAGGTGTGAATTTGTATGTTGAGGACTCTGCTAGCTGGTCATGGCTTGGGGTGCCTGGATGGTTGTAGAGCAATCTCTGGAGACGCAGCTATCTCTTGAGAAAGCAGTAAGAGAGATTGAGCGAGCGGAGGATGTCGCTCAAATTAAGCAATTATGTACGTCATTAACGCGCCAGAATTGGCATTACCGGCAAATGATGAAGCAGGCGGTGATGCACGTAGCTGAGCTTGAGGCGTCAGCTGCCCTCTTGGACTGAGGACTTTTTACGACCTTCAAAGCGGGTTTTATAGCTATCCATCCAGGCTTGGTCGTCAGCTGCCCTTGCGTCTTCGTAGAGGTTGGATACGGAGGAGTTATCGGAGGCCAGGTGGCGGTGAACCAGCTCACGAATCCAGGCTGCTGGCCTTGAGTCATTGGAGCGTGCGTCTTCAACGAGGAGAGCAGCGCGATGAGGATCGATGGAGACGTGAAAGACGATTTTGCCTTTCTGCTGGTAGGGCATGGAACCGTATGAGCCGTAATGGGATGCTACCACGCAACAGAGTCATCGACATTCTTGCGCCAGGCATTGCGCTGAGATCGTCTGCTGTTGGAGCGTTGCTTAGTGCAACCGCGCCTAACTTCTCTGGCGAACTGCAGGAAGCTGGCAGCTCTTTGCAAGTCAGCTGTGGTAGCTAATCTCACCTCGTCGTACAGCCGTTCCA